TTCCTCGCGGGGTTTCTTCTGCTCGAAGTAGAGCTTGAAATACTTCTCACCGCTATCGCGGCTTTCGTTCACATACGCGCTGATCCAATACTGGCGGCCCTCGATGGTGCAGGAGCCTTTGTGCGTAGGTTGCGTTTCCTTTTCCTTTTTCTTGTTGCGGGAAAGGCTGCCGTGGTTGTCGGTGCGCTTGGTGCTCATGCGAGTTTTTCGAGATCGGCGGCGCGATACCAGGCGCGGCAGCCGCGTTTGCAGATCGGGCGAAGAATACCCGAGTCGATGAGTTTGGTAATTTGTTTGGCAGTGACGCCCAGGCGGGCCATGACATCGCGGCGGCGGAGAAGTTTCATGCTTTTTTGATTATAGGGTGAGGGTGTCAATAGCTTCCTCCTGGGCGGGCTCTGCGTGTCTCAGGGTCTTCATACCCGACATCACTGAGAGCGATATAACGGAGCAGGTCGATCCAGTCCTTTGTCGCTCCCTTTTTGCCATCGGCACCGGTCCATGTTTTGAGCGCATAGATAAGGTTTTTGCAGCGTTCACTGATGAAAAGTCGTGGATTGTTGTCTGCCCCAAGCGGGCGCTCGGAGTCGTAGGCAAGCATGTCGTTTATGATGGCGACACCTTCGCTGATTGATTGGCCTGATGTCGCTTTGAAAACAAGGCCAACGCGGTCGTAGCATTGCTCGATCAAAGTGCTGACGCCCTCGTGTGTCATTGTTGGCGTGTTGCCATAGCGGCTATCCATCCAGCGCTCCATAGGTTCAGGACGGTCAATCTGTTCTCCATCCTTTTTCTCGGCGGCATCAATCACTCGCTTGTAATCCTCGAAACCAAAAGCCGCGCAGGCTTTTTGTGCGGGACCAGGGCGGCCGTCTTGCAGCTTTCCATCGGCTTCCGCCCACGGGCCGGGATACCCAACGCCTTCAATGTAGTCGTCATCGTTAGGAAATTCGCGGTAAATCCAGCAACGCTTGTCGGGTGTGAATATAAGCCAGAGCATAGCCCAACTCTTTCCCTCTCCAGGATCGACGAAATGATATACCGTTCCAACTCTTGGAATCTTGTCAGGCGGCACCACATGCACATTTTCACGGAATGCGGGAAACATCGACATCCTCGCCTTGGTCGGCACGCCGTAGGCACGCATCAAGATTCGCTCGCGGTTGCTGCCGCGTAGCTCCGTCTCCATGGCCTCGGGGTTGCCGTAGGGGTTGTCCGAGGTGTGGAAATAAACGACGCGGGCTTTCTCCCTGGTGCATTGCTGGATGCGCGGCACTTGCTCCAAGCCGATGAGGTGGCCATCGCGGTAGCGCGGCAGGAGCGGGGCGTCGCATTCTTCCAGCGTCTTTGCGCCGTCGAGGTATTCTTTGACGGTTGTTGTGTAGCCTTCGACCGGCGTGAAGCCGATGCCGAGTTCACCGTCTCGCGTAAGTAGCCTAAAACGAAGTGCTTCCAGCCAGTCGGGGGTTACCAGTTCGTCTGCCCAACAAAAATTTAACTCGGCACCTTCAATCGAGGAAACATCCATGGAGTAGAACTTGAACCAGCACTGCGAGCCATTCGGCAGCACGAAGCTGTTTTCGGTGAAACCGCCCTTCTGCGAGTAGGTGATATTTGCCACCGCGCCCTTCTTGAGCTTGCCGCTGGCGGACGGTTTCCACTCCTTCGGCAGATACTCCCACAAATAGGGCTGTTGGTTTTGGATGGATGCCGCTTCGGTGGATTGCAGGCACCACACTTTTGCGCCCGGCGTGTTCACCAAATGCTGCATCGCCTTCCGTGCAAAGTAACGCGACTTGCCCGAGCGGTTGCCGCCGAGGATAAGCAGCTCCGTGACGCCCTTCGGGAATCTCTCCCGCAGCTCCGCATAAGCCGCATCCGCCCGCTCCCAGGCGGGATTCAGCCAGCCATAGCGCCAAGGGTCTTCGACCATGCGGGCAATCTGCTCCTCCCGCTCGCGGTGTATGGCGAGCAACTGCGCCTCGGTGGCGGCGACTTTTTGCCCTTGATACCGCACAACAAACCGCCCATCGGCCAACCGGCCTTCAACTTCGATAAGCGGGATAACAGGGTTTTGCGTTTGGGGAATCATGATTTAACCACGGAGGACACGGAGGGCACGGAGGAGGTCGGGACTTCTTTGAATGAAACTTCAAACAAAACCCTATCCTTGTTCAGATAATACAATTCTTTCTTGTCGATGCTCCAAAGTAATTGGTTCGCTTTGACTTTGTGCATGTTTTTGAAAAAGTCTTTTCCAGCGCGGCACAAAATCAGCGAGAACTCAGGACTTCCTTCTAAGCCGATATTTACTTCCCCATCAAAATTTGGATTTTGTTTCATATAACAGCAGGCTTCAGTTCATCTTCATGGAGGCTTAACCAGGCGACGGCCTTTCCGGCATCGCCGACATCATCGACCGTGACGCACAGGTCGGAGATAACCCCGGCATCTTGCAGGAGGTTCAGCGCATGGGTGGCGTCGATCCGGCGGAAAGCGATGTAGTCGCGCAGGGAGTTCATTTGGATTTCTTTATTTTTGCCAAATCATCCCGGAGTTCAGATACAACGCCGAATTTGTCGTTCTCAAAATCTATTTCAGCCAACGCAATAGCGCGTTCCCCGATATAGATTAGCTCTTTGATTTGAGCCAAAGCCTCGTTGCGTTCTTGCTCCAGCCTCGCCAACTCCTCAGTCGAACGGAGTTCTAATCCGGACAAAATGTCCGCAATTCTGGCCGCATCAGCCTTCGCCTCGTCGCGCTCTTTGATAAGGCGCTCGTAGTGGTTGCGCGTCATGGTGGCCATATCCCCATTGGCACGATCCATCAGCGCTTGGTCGCGCTCTTCAGCGAGTTTATTGACTGCCAGCATATGCTCGGTTGCGAGGTCGTCGTATTGCTGCCTTACTTCGTCTCGCTCTCTTAAAGCAATCGAAAGAGGCGTGCCTCCGGCGTGGTTTGTGGCCCCTTCCAGTTGGCAGATGCGCTCTGCTTGCCGTTTAATCTTTTCACGCGCCTCGTCGCGCTCACGCCTCAATACGCACATCGGCCTTTGGCATTGATCGTGACAAGTGTGGATTGCGGCGGCCTTTAAGTTTTCAAACTGCCGTCTCGCCTCGTCGCGCTCGCGCCGGAGCTGCGCGATCATGGAAAGCATTTCGTTCGGAGTCATCCCCTCACCTCCGCTTCACTCTTGCAGTCTTCAGTCGCTACGCAATCGAGATGGTATCTCCCATTTTTCCAAAGCCATAGCTCACGACTCACCGTTTCCAGCTTCTCGTTGTCATGGCGCAAGTTCTTCCGCAGCGTGCGGATCACGCTGGTGAGGTTCATGTTTTCCTCGATGAGCTTTTCGACTTCCGCTTGGAGTCGCCGGTTTTCGTTTAAAATCTCACTCATAATTCACTTTCAAAAGTTCGCGCCTTCACGATTAAGCGCCGGGCATTTTCCATGAGGTCGAAGAAAACTTCCTGAGCGCCGATGTCTCGGGTGTATTCCGGTGGTTTCACATAGGTGAGGACGGCGCGGAGGTTGGCGGCCAGCTCGACCGAGAGCTTGCAACAATGTGCAACGCCAGGGTGATCCTGCCACTCGCGGTGACAGGCAGGGCATGCTATGGCTGAATCAGATACTATTGTCATATTTATGGGTGTTGTATGGGGTTAAATGGTGAAAGCGCGTGTCCGTCGCGCCCCGGCTCTGAGTCCGTGGTTTGTGGAGACCATTCAGAGGGAGGTCGTTGGTCTTGAGCCATCCGCGCAAATTCCGTTCAGACTGCGGCCTCCTCGCGTGGCTCTCACCGACTGGCACTCACGGCTTACCGATTCGCTCATCGCAAAAGACTTAGCTCGATCCGGTGAATCTCGTTCTCGATCTCCGCCAGCATCGACCACTGCTCGCGGTTATAGGTGCCTCGAAACGGGAAATCACACCGAGAAAATTTTCCGTTCTCGAAGGTAATGATCACCTTACCCAAAGTGTCCGGACACTTTGGGGTGGCCGTATCTGAGGTGAGTTGGAAATGATATTCCGTGATGCTGCGTGTGGATTTGTGGCTGATGGTCATGGTGTTTAATAATAGCTTTCTGCTGATTTAAATATTACTTTTTTCTTTCCTTCTGGGTAATTATAAAAATTTGAAACAATTTTTCCTTTTATATTCTTTTCAAAAGCTATATGAAAATTTTTTGGAATTTCGTAAACTTTAGTTTTAGAATTTGTCGGGTCGCCTTCTTGGTCAACTTTCCAAAATAGCTCGTATTCACTTTTTGCTGTTAAAACAGAGAACTCTCCGTTAGGCCATTTGACTAAATAGGTTTTCATTTCTGCCTCTCGTTCTGATTGTTGCTGTAGAGTTTTTCAGTGACATTTCGGAAAACCGTATGCTCGCCCTTGAAATTGAGCTTAATGTCGCCGGACTTCCCGTTTCTTATTTTTGCCACAATCAGAAGTGTATTGTATTCAAGAGGCTCTTCTTCTTCATCGTGTTTTTTGTTTTTATCCAAGCGGTGGATTAAGAGCACAATATCGGCGTCCTGTTCGATGCTTCCGGATTCACGAAGGTTCGAGAGCTTAGGCTTGGCGCTTTCCTCCGCGTCACGGTTAAGCTGCGCCAAAGCTATGATGGGAATATCAAGTTCCTTGGCTGTCTGCTTAATTGCCCTGGAAATCTCGGAGACCTCAAGAGCACGGGAATCACCCGCTCGCTTGGACGATCCGGCCATAAATTGCAAGTAATCGACCACGATTAGACCGATATTATGCTGGGCTTTAGCGCGACGCGCACGGGAGCGGAACTGCGCCACGGTAAGCCCCGGCGTGTCGTCGAGGTAAAGAGGCGTTTTTGTAAGGCGAGAGGCCGCAGCGGACACCGTATTCAAATCTCCAGACTTGAAAAAACCGTCGCGCACACGCTGAAGATCAACACACGCCTCCGAGCAAATAGCCCGCACCATCAATTCTTGGCTTGGCATTTCCACGCTAAAAACAAGAGTTGGAACGGCTTTTTCCATAGAACAATGCAAGGCTATCTGCATTCCAAGCGCCGATTTGCCGCAGGCAGGCCGAGCTGCAATGACGATCATCTGCCCGCCAAGAAGCCCGCCGGTGGAGCGGTCCAGATCGTGAACGCCAGTCGTAAGCCCTACCGTTTCTCCTCTGTGGCGATGCACATTCTCGATATGCTCTACGGCGGCCAGCACGGCGTTTTTGCAGTGCGAGACAGGGTTTTCCCTTGTCGAGTGGTCGCGGAGGGCATACAGCGCCTGCTCGCAGCGTTCTTGGGCATCCTCCGTGGTGAGCGCATAGTCGTTTGCCGCCTCGGCCATGGCGAGGGCCGCTTGGCGCATGGCACGGCGTTTCCAGACATCCAGCACCTCGGCAGCGTAGTGCCGCCAGTTCATGGTGATGGAGAGTTCCTGCACCAGATCAGTGACATAGGCATAGCCGCCCACCTCCTCAAGCTGACCTGTTTTCTCCAGCTCAGTCGTGACCAGGATAAGGTCCACCGGCCGGGCAGCCTGCCGCATGGTGGCGACGATACCCATGATCGTCTGGTGCGCCGGCAGCACAAACTGCTCGGGCGACAGCGCCTCCAGCACGCTATCCGCCGTGCGGCCATCGGTGATCGCCGCGCCGACCACGGCTTTTTCGGCGATTTGATTTTCGGGAAGGATGCTTTTCATTTTACGGCAGGGAGTTTCTCCGCAGCCATAGCGCGGGCTTTTTTAAGATTTGCACCAAACCCAAGGAGATGGAATACCTTGCAGCACACGGCAGGATTCACCTCATGTCCGAGGAGGCGAAAGAGCTGCGCCCCGTCCTCGCTCAGGACAGGCGATCCATCCGGATGAGTCATAAGACCATAGATAGGGTCTTCGATAGGACGGCTCTCATAGACGCCTACCTGCCATTGCAGAAAGTCGTTTTTGGCTTCTTCGTAGTGCCGAGTGACAATGCAGATTTCACCGGATTCGGTGGATTTTAATTGAAGTGTTTCGATTATCATGTTGGTTTTTTTGTTTTTATGCTGCGGATTGTTTTTCACGAACCCATGCTTTCATGGACTCTGGAAGTTTTTCCCAACTAATGAGGTTGCATTCGGGAAATTCGGAGGTCACAAGGTCTTGCCAGCCCTGCGGTTCCATGGATGCAGGAGCTGAACCGCTCACGCTCACCCCGCTGCGCCCTGCCCAATCCCTCGCCCGGCTGACCTCGGTGAGAATGTTATTCAAAAGCGTAGCTAAGTCCTTGCGGCGAAACTGCGCCGCCGCGCCTTCTTTTTGGCGATAAGCCCATTCGAGGAAGCGCCAATCCTCTTCGCTCACGGCCGCCGCCGCCTTTTTATTTTTCTCCCAAGCACGCGAGGAGGAGGAGTCAAGAGGAGTCGAGTCTCGAAGTTTGAAGAGGTTTCGGAATCGGGTCAGGACAGGATGCGTCGTTTCTGGCTTTGGAGTTTCTTCGATTTCCAACTCCATGTCCCCTGTGGGGACTATAGGGGATATATACTGGTTATTGGTTACTGGTATCGGCGCAATTGGTAACCTTTTGGTTTCTTCTTGCTTTTCTTTTGGTTTAGCTTGTTTTTTTGGAGGGCGTCCACCACTGGCCCCCACCTCTTTACGCTTACGGCAAAGATTCCGGTAACCTTCGATTTCTTCCTCAACTCGGCCGCAAATCCAGCCATTTTCCGTGAGCACGAAGAACTCATTTAACACAACATCGACAACTTCTGCCGCAACGCGAATCCTACGACTAACCAATTGGTTATTCTTTGGTATAGGTTGTTCGTCAGTGTAGTAGAGGTCAAGAAGCCTGCGATACGCTAAATCTTCCTCATTAGTGAGATGCGTTGTATTAACCGCATAGTCCTTGATATTAAATCTGTAAAAGTGCATTTTCTATTTTTTCTTCCCAAATTGAATTCTATTTTCTCCCCAAGCGCCCGTTGTCCGGATCCCCCGACTGGCCAGCCACCGGTCGCAGGCCGCCGACATTTGCAGCGCCTGCCGCATGGAAATGCCGCCCACTCGTGCATCGGAGTTATGCAGGGCTCTCATCGAACCATTGTCTCCGACCAGAACCCGAAACTCGTCGTAGGGTATTTCTCTCATGCTGTGATGGTCTCCGGTGCCATCTCCACGCGCCGACGCAGCCGGTGGAAGCACGCCAGCGTCATCAGCGCATCCTCCAGCGCATTGTGCGTTTTGCCCGAGCGGGAGAAGCCCAGCGACCCCGCGATATGGTCCAGATTCAGCCGAGGCTGCGCATCCTTGCCCACCGGCAGGTTCAGCGCCCCCACCTCGTAGGCCAGCCACGCCGCCGCTTGCAGGTCCACCATCTTGCCCATCGGCCAAGTCAGTTCATTCCGCGCAAACGCCGCCCGCAGGAAGTCGCGGTCGAACGCCACATTGCAGCCAGCCAGCACCGAGTAGCGCCGCTCACCCAGCCACAGGGCCAGATCCTGCATCACATCGCGCTCCGGCCGCCCGTTTTTTTCCAGAAAATCAAGGGTAAAGCCATTCTTCGACAGCGCATCAGGCTCGCAAAGCCACTCAGGATTCGGCCGGATAATCGCAGTAAACGCCTCGTTATCCATAGAATCCACCGCCGCCACGCTAAGAAGCGCATTCTTCGAGGGGTCAAAGCCCCCCGTCTCCGTGTCGATGACAATGAGTCGTGATTTCATTTCGCCTCCTTATCAACGATGCGACCAGTTTCACGCATGGAGGCTTCATGTATTGCCAAAACGAGTTCGGACATAATGCAATGCGCCTCTGCAATCGAAATACCGTGATCCACGGCACACAAAGGCCAGCCAGTTCTGTCGGGATCGTGTGATACAATCCTTAAATAAATTCCGCCGTATTTGCTGCAAAAAGCCCCATTTCTCATATTTGTGTCGCTCATTTGAAAACCTCCTTAGTGCTATAAATCTCCACGCAGTCTCCCACTTGGCGCGTGAACGCATTCCTTCCATCAGCCCTTGCGGATTTGCTCAAAACCTCCGCAATGTCTGCAAAGTTACTCACGGAAACTGGCAGCTTTATTCTGGCCATCACCACCTCCGTGTCCTCTGTGTCCTCTGTGGTCATTTTTATTTTTTCGGGGTTGTTTTTTTTTGCTCAATAAAACGGCGATATAGCGCAACGCTCACAGCCGCAGACTGAAACAGGGTTGTTGTTTTTTTCATAAAGTTCCGATAGCAGGGGAAAACCGTTGTTTGAGAGGGGCCCAAATGTCCCGATCTCCAGGCAGCGCCGGAATCATCTCGCCAGGGCGGTAGAACCGGCTGTCCTTCACACGCATCAGCGCCACGCGCATGGTGCCCGCCTCGCCCGTAGGAATTTGCACCTGCACCAAGTAGCGGTTCGGAGTCGGGCGATACACCTTCACCTTCACCGGATCAGGCGTCACCGCCTCCGGAGTCACAGCAGCGGCCACCGCCGCGTTTTTTTTATTTTTTGAGTCAGCCATAGGTTAGTTAGTTGAAAGCTCCTCAGCGGCCTCCTGCGACGAAGAGACCCCTTTGCATAAAATTTTCCGCTCACCCAAATCAGTGGGTGTCATAGGGGGGGTGTCCGAAAATCCAGACCCCCTCCCCCCCTCCTGATCGACCGCCACGGCCTCGACCTCGACCGGCTCGACGGCGCAGGTGGCATCCAAAGTGGCGACCCGCAGCCCTCCTGCGTAGTTAGAGCCTTCTGATTCGGTATCAGAGACCGCATCGGCAGCGCTCCCAGATCCGTCCAATCCGCCCGATCCGCCCGACCCCTTTTGT